AATGAGTGTGTTGGACTTGTCCTTGTCGCCAGCGGCAAAGAGGTTTATTGGCCCTGCGCCAATGTTGCTGAGTTTCCGCAGGATGATTTCGTTCTTGACCCCAAGGACTACGCAGAGGCCGCTGACGCTGGTCAGATCACAGCAATCTTTCATAGCCACCCTGTAACGCCCCCGGCGCCAAGTGATGCCGATAAGGCTATGGCAGAGCAGCACGGCTTGCCCTGGTACATATACAACCCAAGCACGGGCGACTGGGCTGAATACACCCCTTGCGGGTACAAGGCGCCTCTGGTCGGCAGGAAATGGACCTGGGGCGTTCACGACTGCTGGACCTTGGTGCGCGACTGGTACGCCTTAGAGGGTATACAGCTTCGTGATTGGGAGCGCCCAGCCACACTCCAGGCTTTTAATACACAGCCTTTATTCGATTGTTCGTGGGCCGCCACTGGGTTTCGGCGCTTGAAAGACGATGAGACCTTAAGGCGTGGGGACGCTTTGTTGATGCAGATCGGGACAAGCGGCCTCAATCACTGCGCTGTTTACATTGGCGATGGAATGGTTTTGCATCATCTCGGCAGGCGGCTAAGCAGTAGAGATCTTTACGGTGGCTGGCTACAATCCTGCACAGGTAGGCGGCTGCGTCATGCTTCGCAAGATTAAGCTGTATGGGCCGTTGGCTGAATTTGCAGGCCGTAGTTCTGTAACGGCAGATGTATCGTGCATCGCGGAAGCAGTCAGGATGCTGCTCGTCAATTTTCCCAGGCTAGAAGCACACATCAGGCAACACAGTTATCAAGTCTTTTGCGGTGAAACAAGTTTTGCTGAAAACGAGTTACATTTTCCTGTTGGCAACAGCGATATAAAAATTGTTCCTGTCGTTACAGGTGCGGGAGGAGGATCAGGTTTTGGGGTTGGTCAGATTATTGCTGGGGTGGCTTTGATTGCTCTATCTGCTGTAAGTTTTGGTTCTTCTACAATGTTCGCAGGTGCTTTTGCGGCTAAGGCAGGGATCTTTGGTGCAGCCACAGCTTCGGGCTCAATTGCACTTTTAACTTTGGGCGCGGGGCTTGTGTTATCAGGAGTTTCAACGCTCTTAACCCCCACTCCACAGCTTCCAGGCTTAAATCAATCTTCGAGCGATGATCCTCGCGACCCAAGGAATAGTTTCAATTTTTCCGGGGTTCAAAATGTTGCGCGTGCAGGAGTTCCTGTGCCAATCGTTTACGGCAAAACATTAGTTGGGAGCATCGCAATTAGCTCTGGTGTTGATGTTGTAAACAAGAAGATTACGCCGTCAGTGCCACCAGGAAGTTTGCGAGGAGAGGTTATAGTCTTTGACGTTGCGGGGACTGAGCTATGAGCGATAACAACACAGTTATTGGTTCAGGCGGTGGTGGTGGAGGCGGCTGCTTCGTCGGCTCTACTTTAGTCTCTGTCCCTAATGGCCAAATTAGGATTGATGAAATAAGAGAGGGAGCGAAAGTTTTAAGTTTCAACGATAAAGGTGAAATTTCTGAATGCAAGGTTCTTAAAGTCCACAGACACGAGCAGGAGGAAATAATCCGGTACAGCCTTTGGGGCGGAGAACATGTCGATGCAACTCCAAACCATTGGGTCCTAAACCAATTTAATGCGTTTGTTGAGATTGGAACGCTTGGCCCAGACGACTGTTTGGTGGATGTTTGCAATCACTTGCGCCCGATTGTTAGCAAAAAGCCGCTGGGTGAAAGCACTGTTTACAACTTAACAGTTGAGGGTAGTCACACTTTTATTGCTAACAATGTTCGCGTTCACAATGCAGGCTTAGGTCTAAGAGTTGCTGGCTCAGGCGGTGGAGGCGGCGGTGGCGGTAAAGGCGGTGGTGGTGGTGGTGGTGGCCGTGAGTCTAAGGTCACAAGGGATAACACGGTTTCAAGGCAATATGCGTATGTCTATGACTTGATCTCAGAAGGAGAAATTGAAGGGCTTGTTAACAGAGGAGCTTCAATCTTTTTTGATGACACTAAATTGCAATCAGAAAATGCAGATGGCACGAGGGGGCTAGGCAACTTTAGAGATGCAGAAATTCATATAAGAAACGGCACGCAAGTGCAAACTCGCATCCCTTTGTCAATCGGTAGCCAGGAAGAAGTAGGCGTTGGGACGGAACTAAAGAAGAATGTTCATACTGTTAGAGCAATAACAGACCCTGAGGTGGATCGCGTCAGGGTGACGATTAATGTTCCGGCTTTGCAAATACAAAACAAAAAGAATGGTGATGTCAGCGGCACAAGCGTGAGGCATAAATTTTTTGTGCAATACGGCAGCGGTTCAAGAGTTGAAGTAGCTGACGATACGATTAAAGGACGTTCTGGCGATCTTTATCAAAGAGATATTGAACTTGAGTTGGATCGTCCTAACCCTGACGATACTGTTGAAGTTTCGGTGCTGCGAACAACAAAAGACGAAAACCCGAACACACCGGAGCTGCAAAACGCGAGCTTTTGGGGGAGCCTTACTCAGATAAAAACTGCAGGAACTCGATACCCTAACTCTGCAATTATTGCAGCTAGGTTAGATTCAGAGCAATTTTCAAGTATTCCAAGAAGAAAGTATCATGTTAAGGGCGTTAAGGTTCGCATTCCCAACGGTGCCACTGTTGATCAAGGCACTGGCCGCGTAATTTACCCGGAAAATTTCTTTTGGGATGGCACGTTTTCTGCTTCTACATGGTGTGCCGATCCAGCCTGGATTCTGTGGGATCTGCTAACCAATACAAGGTATGGATTTGGGGATCACATTCTTACCCCGCAAGAGAAGGCTAATTTTACTGGAAATGCTTCTCGCTTAAGCAAGTTCGATTTCTTTGCAGCATCAAAATACAATAACGAGCTTGTCCCAGATGGCTTCAATGGTCTTGAGCCAAGATTTCTCTGCAATGCGACTATTCAGAGTCCTAAGGATGCTTTTAAGACAATCAATGACTTGCTTTCAGTTATGCGCTGCCAGGGTTACTGGAGCGCAGGCAGTCTTGCTATCTCTCAGGACCGCCCGTCTGATCCTGTGTTTTTGTTCAACCAGGCAAACATAGTTGGGGATTTTAATTACACCGGCAGCAGCTTAAAACAGAGATCGACAGTTGTCGGGGTTTCGTATTTAGACATTCCATCACAAGATGTACGGTATGAATACATTGAGGACCAAGAAGGAATTTCAAAGTATGGCGTAGTGCGTAAGGATGTCGAGGCGTTTGGCTGCACAGGCCGTGGTCAGGCGGCGCGACTGGGGCGGTGGATCTTGCATACAGAAAAGTTTGAGCGCGATGTCGTTGGCTTCACTTGTTCCATCGAGGCTGGAATTGTAGTGCGTCCCGGCGACGTAATTTTAATTTCAGATCAAGTCGTAGCCGGGGAGCGTTTTTCTGGTCGAATTAAGGCGGTAAATGGCAATACCTTTACGGTAGATACTATTTCTGCCGAACTAGCCTATGGCAGCGGTTCGCTCTTGCATGTCGTGTTGTCCGATGGCAGCACTGAATCTCGGGCGGTTATTGCCGGAGGTTTGTACGTAGATAGCCTATACGTCAGTGATTCGCCAAGTAAGTACCTTATAAATGACCAGCTGACTGTTGAGCAGGCGTACACTATTCAACCAGTCGTCAATAGTGTTTGGCTGCTTGAGTCTACAGGATTAAGCGGGACTGAATATGTTGCTGCTGGCTACGTTTTCTATAACGAGGGCAATCAAGCATTATATGTTGACAACACTAGAACTGGATCAGACGTTAAAGCTGCAACTTGGCGAGTTATTAGCGTAGAAGAAGAAGATGGAATTTTGTATAACGTAAAAGCTCTTTCTTACAACCGATCCAAGTATGCAAACATCGAATCAGATGAGCCACTGGAAAGGTTTGATGTTACTAATTTGAACGAGCCACCTGGAGCGGTGCAGAATTTAAGAGTTCTGCCAGTTGCCATTGAAACCGGAGAGAAAGTCAAGGAAGTTGTCTCTGACTTAAACGGTCGCCGCTCTGTCAAAATTTCAGTTGCTTGGCAAAGCGTGCGGCAGGCAATTAGTTACGAGGTCAGCTATCGGCACGAAGACGAAAACTTTACTACGCTTTCGACCCAAAGTAATTTAATCGACATTCCAGACGCAAAAAGAGGGTTGTATGAAATACGTGTTACTCCGATTAAAGGATTAATTAGAGGCCCTGAAGCTACGATTACGTATGAAGTGGTAGGGTCTTCGAGAAAACTTCCGCAAAACATTCAATCTCTTTCCTTCGAGAGGCTATCCGATTTTCACGGTATTTTGCATTGGCCTGCTCTCACCGACCCCTCTGTCGTTAATGGAGGAAAAATTTTAATTCACTACGATTTACGTTCACCATATCTTTTGCTTGGTTATGTTCTTGCGGATTATTTTTCCGCCGAAGACGACCCTAATTGGGAAAATAGCAATCCAATTTTTGAGCCTCTTCCAAGCAGTCAGAATTCGGTTGTCATCCCTCTCTGCCCTGGCACGTATTTTGTGAAAGCAGAGGCAGAAAAGCTTGATAATTTGCCTGCCTTGCGCTCTGACTTAGCGGCGTCTGTGCTGGTTAGCAGCTCTGAAATACAAGTGCAAACAGACAGCCATGCTCATTTAGAGGAATCTGCGGTGATTGGTTCGTCTCCGCCATTCAATTTAGGTTATCCAGAAAACTTGTTTTTAGACACGTATACCATAGATCCACCAGCCCCTAAAAAAAGATATTCAGATTCGGAATCAGATGCTTTTAGATATGCAGAGGTTAACTATACAACTCATGCCTCTGCAAGGCTCATGCTTGCAGCTGAATTGTACGTGGACATGGGCTTTGCAGAAGGTAATTATTACAATTACGACGGCAAAGGCGAATATGTTTTGAAAGGATTTGGTTTGAACGGTGTTGGCCCTAATGCATCTAACGACCATTTAGATGGTGCTGGCCTTGGGTTTAGCACTAGCAAAGAATTTGATCTTGTTGTTAGGAACAAATTGCAAACTAGTGCTGGCAAGCGCAGTGGGTTTTTTGACAACGCATCTGGCGTGTTTGATGACCGACTTGGGCTTTTTGTTGGTGCTGACATTACTGATAGAACATCGTGTCGTAACTACATAAGAACTTCAAAGAGCACGCCAACAAGCATTCAAAATGATGACTATGACTTTGGCGAATGGGTTGAATTTAGTCGATCAATCAATGCTTGCACGGCGGTTCAAACAAAGGTCGAGCTTATTACTGAAGACGCAGACAGCACGCTTAGCGTGCCCCAGTTAAAGTTGGAAACAGGCTTTCCGCAAAGAACAGAAACCGGCACCGGCACCGCGAACGTCGCAGTTGCTTTTGCTAATAGATTTTTTGGCAGCCCTGCTGTTACCTTTACAGTTACAGACACCCTTCCAGCAAACACAACTGTTCGCCTTCAATCGGTCAGCGCCACGGGATTTACCGTTACCAGCCTTGGAGTTGACGGAGATGGAAACCCGACATTCCCTGCATTGAACTTCAGCTACACTGCAAATGGATTTGGAAAAGGCAGGACGCCGCAATGAGCCAGCCAAACGGGAAGACAGTAGGGAACGTCTCTTTTCCTGAGTTCAGAGCAGACTTGAATGACGGCCTCGATGCTCTATTCACGAACAACAGCGGCTCAAGCCCTCCTGCGGCCTTAGAAGGCTCAGACTATGGGCACTATTTCGACACAACTGACAACACGTTCAAAATAAAGGACAGCACTACAGGGGGGTCTGGCAACTACGCCAGTGTCTATAAACTGCAAAACGGTGAAGTTCGGCACCAAGGGAGCATCGTTGACGCCTTGCCCGCTTCTGGGTCATTCGTAAACGCAGACGAAAAGAAATCTTTGCTTATCAACCAAGCAGGGACGTTGAGCTTTGACAAGGCATCACCGTACCGCTTTCATGCGCTTGCTTATCACTTAGAGGAAAGTGACAACACCGGGGACAATAATCAAGGATTGCTTGATGAAAACGGAAGCCAAATTAGTAGATTCAGCGATGCAGCGTTGCCTAGAAGGTTGAATTGGCTGGAGATTGACACAGGAAATCAAGTTTCTTTGAACAGCCAGTCATCTCCTGGTTTCGGCACCAGTGTTGCTGCGAATCGCAATAAGAATGCAGAAGGCCCTGGCACGGCAACTGATTGCACGGTTGTAAGACTAAGAAAAGGCACCCATTACCTTTGCGGTGAATTTACTGCTTATGCGGTCCACCGTTACGTTATTGGGGTATGGAACATGAACAATAATACTTATATCGGTAAACCCTCGGCTATACAATACTTTGACGGCACAGAGATGCGTCAAGTAACACTGAAGACGCAAATTGTTCTTACTGAGGACACCGACATTCAATTTCATGGTTTCCAAGAATCCATAGCCGAAAGCCGGAAGACACATGGCCACGGTTTTGGTTATAAAAACCTAGGTCAGGCAAGCAATCTGTTTGGAACAACATTTACCAATGGCTTCCCAGCCTCAGAGGTGGTCTTCAGTACACTTGAGGTGTGGACGGTGTAGTCATGTCTGTTCAGCCTGGAACGCACAATTTCACGCTTCAGCGGAGGGCTGACTATTCCCTGCTGCTGCAGTTCAAGGACAGCAGTAATGCGGTAATTGACTTAACGGGCTTTACTGCTTACGCGCAGGCTTGGGACAAGGCGCGGTCAACCAAGTACGCGGATTTTGCTGTTGCGTACACCAACCGCTCCAATGGGCAGGTCACTATCAGCCTTACTGACGCGCAGACCGCAACATTTCCCGATGAACTGCGGTATGACGTAATGCTTGAAAACGGCAGCGGCAACAGGGACTATTACTTGGAAGGCGTCATTTTTGTCTCTCAGGGGTACACGTCACCATGACCACGGTCAACGTCACAACGGCTGAGAACAAGGTTCTCGTCACTACACCTGATGGGACGACCGTTGTTCAAACACCTGTCACAACGACTGTCACAGCTACAACTGCTGGCCCTCAAGGGCCTAAAGGTGACACGGGCGATGCCGGGCTTGTCCTTGATTCGTCGTCTAAAGTGGATGGGAGCGTTATTTATTACAACGCTTCTGCCAACACGTTCCGGGCTGATACAACCTGGACGACTGACACACTCACTGACGGGGGCAACTTTTGAGCCATGGCCAACACGATTCGGATCAAAAGGTCAACCGGCAGTTCAGCTCCAACCGCTTTAGCCAACGCTGAAATTGCGTACTCAGAAGGCTCTAATACCCTCTGGTACGGAACAGGCACAGGCGGTGCAGGTGGATCAGCAACCTCAATCGAAGCAATCGGCGGCGACGGCTATTACTCGACGCTAACGACAGCTCAAACCGTCAGCGGCAATAAAACTTTTACCGGAACGGTTGACTTTAGTGGCGCAACAATTGCAACGTTTGCGACTACCGGCAACGTCACGGTTGGCGGCAATCTTGTAGTCAGTGGAACAACCACAACCGTTGAGAGCACAACGGTCACCGTAAAGGACAAAAACCTTGAACTTGGGACGGTTTCAACGCCCACCGATGTAACCGCTGACGGTGGCGGCATCACCTTAAAAGGCGCTACAGACAAGACGATTAATTGGATTGACAGCACTGATTGCTGGACTAGCAGTGAAAGTTTTGATTTAGCAAGCGGCAAAGCTTTCAAGATCAATGGCACTAGCGTTCTTAGCGGCAGCACTCTTGGTTCTGGTGTCACTGCTTCCAGTCTTACTTCTGTTGGCACGCTGACTTCCGGGACCTGGAACGCCACGACGATTGCAGTTGCTAATGGCGGCACTGGCGCGACAACATTGACCGGCTTGGTCAAAGGCAACGGCTCAAGTGCGTTTAGCGCCGCTGTTGCTGGTACGGATTATCTGTCACCAAGTTCAACGATCGATGGTGGAACTTTTTGACGCATGGCTAACGTCATCCGCCACAAAAGGGGTACTAGCGACCCATCTGCGAGTGATTTCAGCTCAACGGCTGAGTTATTGATTCGCACGGATACCGGCGTTGTCTTCACTAAAAAAGATGACGGCACTGTTGTCCAGATACAGGGCGGCGGTGGAACAACTGATGCTGATTACGGCTCAGTTGCAACCGCTGTGACTACTTCCCACGACTACGGAAACGTTTTCTAGGTTCAAACCATGGCTACTCAAATTCAGCTCCGCCGTGGTACGGCAACCCAAAACAACGCTTTCACTGGCGCGGTTGGTGAGGTTACCGCAGACACAACAAATAATAAGCTGCGATTGCATGACGGCAGCACTGCAGGCGGCCACGAGATTGGTGGCACTGGGGACATTAGTTTTTCGAGTAACGAGATATTAACTACTGACGACCAAATGGTCTTCAAGATTGATAGCGATAACAACGAAACGGGATATGAAGGATATTATTTCTACGGCGGACCTGTAAGCAACGGCAACGTCCGGCTTTGGGTCAATGGAGGCGCGACTGAGACTGCTGTAAAACTTGAAACTAGCAGTACAAAATCTGCTTTTTTACAAAAATCGGGTGAATTTAAGTTCATATTTAATGAGCACGCAGGTGACCACCCAGTCAAACTATTCAACTATGGGAATGGATCTTCAGCACACATTAACTTAGGAATTCGACACGCAGACGCAAGGGTCAGAGTCACCGACCATAACAATAATTTGTTTTATGCGTTGCCGAGGGCTACGCCAAGCACTGGAGAGGTACTAACTGCGAGTGATGGATCGGGAGCCTTGGCCTGGTCAGCACCTGCAGGCGGACTGGATAATTTCACAGAAGGCGTCAGCACATCAAGCCCGCACAGTGCTTCAAGCGGAGCGGTCAAATTAGAGGCTTCTGGAACGCCTGCAAGGCTCGATGTTTATCTGCACCCCAAAGATGATGGGGCGTTATGTAATGGCAGCGAAAGTGATGGAAACAAGCGCGGTGTTTTTGCTGTTGATTGGCAAGCAACGAGGAACAACGCAGATGAAGTTGCAAGCGGTGGCCGCTCCGCAATTCTTGGCGGCTCTAGCAACAAAGCTAGTGCGAACTGGTCAACATCAGTAGGAGGCCGAGAAAATACAGCGTCCGGGGTTTATTCATTTTTGGGCGGCGGGTATCAAGGCACGTCAACCGGTAATTCTTCGACTACAGCTGGCGGCTACAGCAACGACGCAACTAGCGACTATTCAACAATCGGAGGAGGATTTGCTAACACTGCGTCAAGCACATCAGCAACAGTTGGCGGCGGTGAAATTTGCACAGCTAGCGGCCAACGGTCAACGGTTGCAGGCGGGGATCAGAACACTGCAAGTGGAAGTCGTGCGGCTGTTGGTGGCGGTGGGCAAAACACGGCTAATGGCTCTTATTCAACCGTTGCCGGTGGT